GACTTTGAGAAAAGAGTAAGGGAAACACACAAAGAAAATAAACAATATCTTAAAGAGTATCTAGGTGCTATAAAGTATTTTAAGTCGTTAAAATAAACCCATTGAGGGGGATAAATGCCTATAAGCAAGGAAAAACGAAAACTATATCCAAAAAACTGGAAAGATATATCGTATAAAGTAAGATACGAAGCGGGATTTAAGTGCGAATTATGTGATGCTGAAAATAATCAACCGCACCCAAAGACAAAAAGTAAGGTGGTGTTGACAGTACATCACTTAGACTACAATCCTCAGAATAGTGACAGGAAAAATTTGATTGCTCTGTGTCAAAGATGCCATAACAGGATTGACAAGCATTTCAGAAAAGAGAATAGGAAAAATAACAAAACCATAAAGAGGTAATGCTCGGATTGGTTAAAGGAGTGGTCATGAACAAAACTAAGCAAGTACTTGACCTTATCAAGATTAGGGCAGGGGTGGATGATGCGTTTATATTAGATTACCTAGCAATGAACTTTGGTTTTACAACATATTCTAAAGCACACGTTGCTAAGATAGCTTTTATGATATATTTTATAGATTACTACACCGAAGTCCTATGGCAGTTAGTGGTTGATTTAGCTCCAAGATTGTGGAAGTGTGAGAATACTGGAGAGAAATGCTATAAGCCAAATTGTACTAGTTTTTGTGGGTACAAAGATATTTTATGTGATTTCCTACAAACAAAAGAATCAGACCGCCTCGATTGGCTCATTGAGAATCTAAAGGAGAAAGAGTAAAATGGATTATAATGAAATAAAAGATAAGATAGGGATTAAACCGTATTTTGAAACCGAATTGGGAGTGCTATACAATGCCGATTGCCTCGACGTAATGGCTAAGATGCCAGATAAGTGCGTTGATCTGGTGCTTACGGATCCTCCCTACGGTATTAATATGGATATAAATCTGGCTAAAAAAAATGGGAAATATGGATATAAGCATTATGGATATACAAACTGGGACAATAAAACACCAAAAAACTTTAATGAAATATTAAGAATCTCTAAAAATCAAATAATATGGGGTGGAAATTATTTTACAGACAAATTACCTGCATCTATGGGCTGGATAATATGGGACAAAGGTCAAAGGGACTTCAGTCTTGCTGATGGAGAAATGGCGTGGACTTCTTATAAACGTGCAATGCGTATTTTCTCAATATCAAGGGCAAAGGCAATGACTGATGGAAAGGTGCATCCAACACAGAAAAGTCTTGATATAATAGTTAAATGTATAAATTGGAGTAAAACGGAAGATCTAATATTCGACCCATTTCTCGGTTCTGGAACAACCGCAGTAGCTTGTGAGCAGTTAGGTAGAAAGTGGATAGGGGTTGAGATAAGCGAGAAGTACTGCGAGATAGCAAAAAAGAGGATAAAATATGAATCAAGTCAAGGGAAGTTTGAGTTTACGAAAGATCGAGAAGCTACTAATAAAGAAGTTCAAGACGAAACGCTTTTATCGGGTAGCATGGGAAAGCCGAGGTGCTATTAGGGTTGAGGTGATCGAGATGGCGGAGTTTATAAAAGAGATTATGGAAAGGGAGATATGATGAAACAGTTTTTGCACATTAAGAATTTGGACAAGTACCACCCCGGATATAAGGACAGGAAGGACTTGAAGTGGGGAAAGCTTTATTTTACCATACTTCACGGCGACCCTGAATTTGAAATGATAACCGAAGAAACGGACAAATGGAGATACATAGCTTTTATCATTTTAGAACTCCAAATTAAGAAACCCGTACCACTTGACGATGATTATTTGACAAGAAAGGGGTTTAATCTTAAAAAACGCAAAATCGCATTGACTTTACAACTGTTACAGAACTTCGTTGAGGTTGTTACAGAAGATTTAATACCCTGTATCCTAGATAAAGATAAAGATAAAGATAAAGAAGAAGAAGAAGATAAAGATAAGAGAGCTTCCTTCCGGAAGCCGACCATTCAAGATATTTTTTCTTTCTGCAAAGAGAAGGGTATAAGGAACTTCGATCCCGATAAGTTCTGGAACTATTACGAAAGCAAGGGTTGGCTAATAGGCAAGACTCCTATGAAGTCGTGGCAATCGGCAATAGCAACATGGATGAAAAATAGCTTTGGCAATGACGGTTTCATTAAAGAGAAGAAAGAAGCTGAAAAGCTAATAACCCACAACGTAATCTGCACCGTAGACAAATGCAAGTGGGAAGGAAAGGTAAGTCTAAAAGTAGGCGACACTATTGAAAAGACTAAATGCCCTATATGTGGGTTGTTTAGCTTGAAGGAGAGTAAATGAGCCGATGCAAGTATTGTTCAACAGGAATAGCACCGTGGAATAAAGACCTAGGATATGTGCCTTTAGACGAGCATATTAAAAGAGATAACGGTCAATGGGAGAAGACGGGGTACACATTTTCACTACTCTGCACTTGTGAGGAAGGTAGCAGACAGGCAATTAGCAGACCCGAAATGAGGAGATGGAACGGAAGGTCAGAGCAGATCGTAAGCGGCCACAAGATGTTCACTCTAAACGACACTTTAAAGGATAGGTTGAAATGAGCAAACTAGACAGATTCAAGGTCAAGTACACAAACAGGGTGTGTCCTGTATGCGGTTTATCAATGGGGGTTCCTGATTGGTACAAATACCCGCCGAAATGTAAAGGAAGCGACATTAAACCTCATGTGCCAACCACAATGGTGGAAGAAAAAGACTTACCCAAGCCGTAGTGTCGGAATTTGGAAGGCACGATAAGGCACAGGAATGGATTATTATTGAATTTAGGTAGATTGGTGTGTAAGCGGTCAAAATGGAGTTAAAACTAAAATAGGGGGTTGTATGGTAACTAGAAAAGAATTGGAAGATGCGTTAAAGTCTTATGGTAAGTTGGAGTCAGGTATTAAAGATTTAGTACACGCACTTAGAAATATGGGTTTAAATACGGTTGTTTCTTGTGAAGGTCACAATGTAAATAAGTTCCCAAGTTCGCATAGTTCTCTATATCCATTTGTGGGTATTGAATTGCAAAAACCAACCGATTTTCAATCTATACTAAAGTCTGTTTTTGAGTTTAATAAAAATAGGAATTGGAACGCCAAAATAATGTTTAACTTTAAGTCGTTTGTAAGGGTTGATATGGTTTTCGTAAGTACGTTTTTACCAGCATCTCAATTTGTTGCCGATATGTTTGCTAAATTTTTAGAAAGAAAACGTAAAAAAGCTATAAAAATAAAAAAGGGGTCAAAATGAATTATCCAAAGTGCTTTACAAATGAAGGTCAGTATAAGAAGTGGGCGGAGATGCTAAATAGCAATAAGCACGATTACAAGTTAGCCGGAGTTCCTGACTATTGTTACGATTGCACAAAGGAGTACAGGGAAGAAATGCTTGAAGCTGGGCGTTGCAAGTGTTCTGACAAAGATTTTAGGTGGGCTATGACTTCGGGAAAGGTCGACAGGAACTATAAGACACCGAAATGCGTTGTAGACATGATGAAGAAGCACGGTGGCAAAAGCTATAAGATCAGCGACAACGTGGTTAATGCAGGAAAGGTAAGGGAGGTAAGGTGAGAGGCAAAGATTGGATACATAAAAGCTATTCAGTAAGCATAAACATAGATGAACCGTTGCTTCAAACTTTCTGGCATAGATATGGCAAGAACAGACGAACAAGAATCACGGTATTATGGAGTGAGTATATTCAACAGATGCAATATTCAATAAACTACACAAAGGAAATGTTGTGTATAGGATTTTTGAAGGAGGGATATTGAAACCAATAATAGTTGAGGCGTGGGGTGATGATGAGTTCGGAAAGGATATTATAGATAACTTTGACCGGATAGTAAGCATAAGGGAAAAGGCAGAACGATCGCTATTCGTATCTATGTACATACCAAACCAAAAGAGAAACGAGCTTATATGTAAATTCCACAAAGTAGCGGTAAACAAGTACAATTTGTCTACCTATTACGTTGCAAAGATGATGAGTTTATTCTTTCCAATAACACTTGATGGGGTGATAAGAATAATAAAAAGAAACAATTAATCTATTATTTGTCTATTACTTTAAACGTATGATAGAGTATGGGCTATATATATTCCATTAAATTTAACAGCACACTTCCCACGCCTCTGCAGATGCCAAGCAACTGTAAGCGTAATTTGGGGAGTTTTTTAAGCGGGCAGATTTCAACCAATTATAGGTTGGCACTCGCTTTTTTTCATTCGCTATACCTCGGAGTGTTCGCTATGGCAATTCTACCGATGCCGGGTATCATGCGGTGAAAATATATCTTAATGGCACGTTTGTACGTCATGTATAGTGAGCCGAAGTTATACACTACCATATTGAATGGCGAACCTGTTTCGGTGAAAAAATTGCCTATGGGATTTGACGGAGTGCCTTAATTAACGTAGTTTGGTAGCGGAGTTAGACTTATTTCTCTAGTTGATTGGGATTTAGGATTAAGCTTACTACTCTTTAATCAGCAAACTATTAGGAGTAACAATGAAAGACAGTAAGGGTTGGCCATCAGCTATAAAAGACAAGGGTTACGATCCGAAGCGAAAAGAAAAAGGTCAAGATGCAAGGTAAATGTCCTCTCACCAAGAGGCAGAAGGTAAAAATGCGTAAAAGCATTGATAAGTTATGTAGTTTGATGTGTTGCTTTAACCTTGTAAGGAAGGTGTGTGGATAATGAACAAATTAAGTAAGAAAGATATAAAACTAGTTCGTGAAGCCATTAAAAGAATAGTTAAGGAATATGGTGGGATATTAATTAGACTTGGAAGGGAATAATGCGTAAAATAGGAATAGAATCAAATGGAAATTAAAAGAACGGTTATTTTACCCAACCCATCATGGTGTAACGGTTGTAAGTTTTTAGACAACTACCCAAAGAACCAGAGACCCGTAAATGCTCGGTGTGTATTAGGGTATTGGAATCAGCTCGGTAACGTAGTGCCTCAAATGCAGAAGCTAATGGACTGGAAGATCTCAAGACCTTCAAAATGTTGGGAAGAGAACGGGCAGTCTCCTTTTGAGAATAAGGTTAAAAACAAGGTTGAGATGTCAGAGGAATACCACCCGCCCGAAGGGTCTTTAATGGCAACACTCCCACACAAGACATACACCCGTGAAGACTACAAGAAGTCAAAGAAGAAAAAGGTTGTAAAATCAAAGAGAAAGAAGAAAAAATAGGAGTTTGTAAAACAATGGTAAACAAAGGTGGGTGCAGACCAGGACATACCAATAACCCAAATGGCAGACCAAGGGCAGGCAGTGCTTTTTTAGACCAGCTAAAGGAAGCCCTTAAAAAGGTAGAAAAAGAAAAGGGGAAAACCTTAATGCGACACATGGTAGAAAGAGCTTTCCTTGAAGATACTGTAATGGTTGCTCTAGCCAAGAAGCTATTGCCTGACCTTAAAGAGGTTGACAATAAAGGCATGGTAAGGTTTGACCATTTCGCACATCAGATAAATGATTACAAAAAGTAAGGTAGAATTTAACCCTAATACGTTTGACTACTCTAGGTTTATGGGTGACAACTTCGAGATTGTAGATAAGACAGGCGTAAGCGTACCACTTAAAGCCAATTCAGTACAGGCAGAGTTTGAGAAAGATAAAGGTAACGATGCTATAATCTTAAAGGCAAGACAGCAGGGGTTCTCAAGTTGGATAGATGGGATATTTACATCAGACTTTATACTTAGGTCAAACAGTTACGGTGCGATCGTAGCAGATATAGAAGACAACGCAGTAGGTCTATTAGACAGGATTAAGTATTATCTCGGCAGTTACGAAGAGAAGAACAAGACCAAGTTACAGATGAAAGAGACGTATATAAAAGGCAACGTAGTTGATTTGAAGTACGATAGTCGGTTTGAATTGTATCATGAGTTCATGAACAGTCGATTGGTTATAGGAACGGCAAAGAATGTAGAGTTTGGTAGGTCAAAGACTATAACGAACCTTCATTTATCGGAGATAGCGTTTTATCCTAACATAGAGAAGATTCTAGCCGGTGCGGGTCAAGCAGTAGTGCAAGGTGGCAGAAAGTGGCTAGAGACTACGGCTAACGGGTTTAACGAGTTCAAAGAGTTGTGGGACGATTCTTCTAACAAGTTCAACAACTACAAGGCCTTGTTTTACGGTGCTTCTAAGTTCTATTCAAAAGAGTTCTTAGAAATGAAGAAGAGAGAGTTTACAAAGCGTGGCAAGGTAGCGTTGAAATACTATCAAGAGTACCCGGATAACCCAATAGAAGCTTTTATTAGTTCGGGCGACTGTTACTTCGATCAAGACAGTTTAAGGTTTTACTTAGAGAAGTGGATGTCAAAGCCGATGGTAGCGGGATATATATACTAAGGAGAAAAGCATGAAAATCACACAGAATGGCAAGGGAATCAGAATCACGAGAAGTAATGGCGCGGAGTTATGCCTTGAAGCAGATGAAGCGAAAGAGCTTAAAGTAGCGGTTGACAAGTTCTTTGAGGTAGAGAAGAAGAAAGAAGTTGTAATTAAGCCTAAAATAGATGACAAGACTAGTGACAAGTAGTGAGTTTCTACCAGTTCCGCACCATCAAGCGCGGTGAGTTCTTTGTAATAGCAGGCGATACAAGCACGGGAGCTGGGGATTGGAGTACAACACAGTTTCTTAGCAAGAACGGGAAAGACGTGCCTTTAGTGTATCGCACAAAGTCTACTGCTACGGAGATGACGAACGAGATACACCCGATAATAGAGAAGTTATTTGACGTTACGGGTATTAAACCGGTAGTAGCGTATGAGCGAAACAACGGTGGAAGCTTTGAGATGGACAGGCTAGGAACATTGAATAGGTTGGGTAAGTACACGCTCTTTGAGATGAACGAGAATAGGGGTAACATAGAAGATAAAGAGTCGAGAATGTATGGGTGGGATACGAACACGGCCACAAGGCCTAAGATGCTCGGCGACCTTCAAGAAGTCATTAATAAGCGACTTTTAAAGATTTACGATGAAGTTACCATTAATGAAATGTTTAGCTTCATTAAGGTAAGAACAAGCACTCTGTACAAGGCACAAGCGGACAAAGGCGCACACGATGACCATGTAATGAGCTTGGCGATAGCGTGGCAGTTGTACTTATACACACCGACATTGAATCAGGTACAGGCGTACAGGACAGGCGGAAGGGGTCAGTTCCCCGGTGTAGATCGGACAAAGAGAGAATCAAAGACAGTTGGAAGGTTTGGACACGTATATAAATAAAGGGAGGTTTCATGGCGAATCAGGTGGACAGCAAAGTAGCTGAACCAAAAGAAGTTGAAGAAACTAATAAGTATGCAACGATCGTGATTAAGATGAAAGAGAACTTTGCAGTAGAGGTTGGAGTACAGAACATGGTATCGGTGACACAGAGCGAGATAATGCTTAAAGACGCGGAAAAGCTTATAGGTAAGATGTTCTATGAGAAGGCGATGGAGAAGGAAGTAACAAGACAAGCGTTGGCAGGTGGCAATGGTTTTATACCCGGCCTTAACAAATTTCTAGGTAAAAAGCATTAAGGAGCCGATATGAAACCGATAGTCAAAGGTAATAAGATATATAACTGGGTACAGATTGAAAGTATTGAGCCGGACATACAAGGAAAACAGTTGATAATCAAGATGAATAGCGGAACACTTAAAAAGATGGGGTTTGCAGATAATAAGGAGATGCAGTCTTACATAGACAATCTAATAAAGGAGTTGAGTCAATGAGCCAGATAAAACCCGTAAACGGGTATATCTTAGTAAAGACTTTGGCGTTTAAGGAAGAGAGCAAAAGTGGTATCATACTAAAGAATACGGTCAAGAAGGGTGATTTATACAGAGGCGAGATAATTGGTAGAAGCGATGGTTCGGACGAAGCGATATACAGCGTAAGAATAGGCGAAGTGGTCTACTTTGACGTATACAATGGCAAGAAATGCCCTAGCAACGATACCGAGAGCGATTTTATCCTACTTAAAGAAGAGGATATATGCGGGGTTGAAGAAAAGCTGCAATGAAGATACGCAAGTCCGAGATAGAATTAAGCAAGGTAGTTGACTATACCGTAACTAAAAATGCAATACATATATACATGAAAGACTATACTAAGGTCTATATGAAGTACGAAATATCTAACGAATTTGACAGTATAGTTAAAGCATTAAAAGGACGAAATGGAAGCGATTGAACTGTTTAACAAACTCAAGAACAAGTGGATACTCGAAGAGATAGTAAAGTTTGAGGAAGTGGGTAATCCGGGTATGATAGAGATACACTACGGTTTAGGTGGCAATGCGACTACTATCAAGCCGAAACCCGAAATAAGGCGTAAGAAAGACTAACAACTTAATAGACGAGCAATCTTAACAAAAGAAGCTCATAGCAGAGGAAGCGGGAACGTGAAAGAACACCGCAATATACCTCTATTATGGGCTTTTTATTTGAGGTAAAAATGGCAAACAAGAATTTTAATGACACAACGCTTAAACAACCAGAAACTAAAGACGATGAAGACAAGGTACTTAAGCTTGATTTAGGCACTGGTATTGTTGAAAGCAACGCAGTAGAGAACATTTACGATCAAGATTATCTTAATGTCATTGATTTAAGCAAGAAAATGGCTTCTGATGGCAAGAGAACCAAAGAGGAAGAGCTTTTAGACTTGGTTTATGATGATATAACGAAGTCAATTAGCGCGAGTGCTGGTATGCGTAACAAACTAAGAAAGTATGAGATGATAGCTAACTGTGAACCTGACCCCAAAAACAATAATATGTACTGGTCGGGGTCAAGTAACGTAAGAAGTCCGTTAGGCGCGAAGATACTAGAAGGAAAGTTTTGTAGATGGATTACATCGATGTTCGGAGTAAATCCTATATGTTTAATAGATATACTCGATTATGACGGCAAGAAGAAAGACAAAGATGGGAACATTGTTAATAGCAGAGAAGAGAAGAGTAATAGAGCTACCGCAGTTGAAGCATACTTCCATTATATATTCACAAGGATAATCAAAGGCGTTGATACATATAGGGACATACTGACCAATACAGGCACACATAACACGGGTCTTGCCCTTCTATGGTTTGACTGTGAGTATAAGAAGAAACAGCTACATAATGTATCGTATAAGCAGACAATAGAGTTTAAGTCAGATTTCAAAGATGCGAAAGAAGCGGGAATACCCGAAGAAGAGTATAACTCATTAATAGCTAAGTTAGATGCAGGAGAAGAAGTCGTTATACCTAAGATTACCAAACTTGAGAAGGCGAAGGAAATACCTAAACTTGAGAGTATTAATAGAGACGACTTTATTATTCTACCTGACAATGCTAAGAACCTTGAGATTGCTAGAGGACACGGATACAAGTTTGAACTGTCGTGGGATGGCCTAAAGAAAGGTGAAGCTGAAAAGAGATACAAGAATGTTGATAAGTTAAAGAACAATTTTAAGCCAAGTGATACAGGCGAAGTAAACCAGCAAAAGAACTTAAATGAAGGTAAAGACGGGGAGGATACGGAAGAGTACAGAAAGCGTATGCACAACGTATATAAGCTCATTTATAAGTATCAAGTAGACGATGAAGGTATAGCCGACACACTTATATTGACTTTTAGCTATGATTGTAAGCAGTTTATCAGAACAGAGGTATGGGATGAGAACCTTTATATTATACCACATAGAATAAGGAAGAAACCCGGTAGATTTGACGGTATAGGAACAATTAAGATGGTTGAGCCTATGAACGATCAAACGGACACTATTTATAACCTTAGAAACAATGCGGCCAAGATAGTATGTAGTCCAAGTTTCAAGGCCAAGAATAACACGTCATTCGACCCCTACGAACAGGAGTGGATGCCAGGTGCGATATTCTGGCTTGACAATATGGGCGATGTCGACCAATTCCAAGTAACTAACAATTTCCCAGAACTGTTTCAAGAAGAGGTATTACAAGATAGATACGCACAAGAGAAGACTGGTATCACCTCGGCTAGTGGTGGCCGTGAGTCTCCTAACGATCCTAACGCACCCGGTAACAAGACTATCGCACTTATCCAAGAAGGGAACATTATAACCAATGAGGATATAGCGTGTCTTAGAACGAGTGTGGAAGAGGTATTTTACTACATATTACAGATGTGTGCTAAGTATCTTCCGGACAACGATAAGTACCTTAAAAAGTTCGGATTGACTAAGGAAGACCTTAAAATCAGTCTTGAAGAGGTGTCTTTACATGGTATAGATATAACATTCAACAAAGAAGTAAGAAAGCAACAGGAAATGCTATTTTATAACATATACGGACAGGATCCTATCATAAGAGAGAACTTAAACTCTGCTACTGATATGTTAAAGAGTGGGTTTAGGGCATGGGGTAGAGATAAGCTTGAACTACTACCTACAACTGAAGAAGTAAAGGAAATACAGATACAAATACAAATGGAAGCTATGCGACGACTTGAAAGGGAAAACATAGCTAAGATGGAAGAGCAGAACGTGGCGGAATCGCAGAGACAAGTAGATAAAGGTGTGAAACCACCGCCACCACCTCCACCACCAGCGGAGTTAATAGAAGAATGAACTATCTAGTAGCAAAGTACAATAATTTAATAAATAAAAAGAATATGGTTAATGCTAACGCAGACGATTGGTTCAATCCACCAAATAGCACACCGCGACAACCAGCGCGTATGCCTACGCCTGACTTTCCGAGTGGAATAAAGAAAAATCAACCTCCACGCGAAAAAAATGCAGACGATTGGTTCAATCCACCACAACCACTACCACCAACACAGCAAAAACCTAATTATGAGGAAGAACTTATACGTCAACTAAAAGAGAAGGGACAGGACGTTACACAAGAAGAGTACGACAAACTACTAAAAGAATATATAAGTGCAAAAGAAAGTGGTTATGAACCACCACAATCTACGAATCCAATTGACGAGAGACAATGGCACTCAAATCCACACCCCATCAACCCTGTTCATCAACCAGTTAAGTTACCAGTTACACAAGAAAAATCAATAGCACTATCGGGCAATAGTAGATTATTAGAAAATAGAGCTAGTATGCCTAATTATGGCGCAAATCGAGGATATCAAATACCGTTTAACCCATTTTCAGCACAATACTCACAACAGAAACCACAGTCAATGACGGTGAATAGTACACGTAATTTACTAGGAAAGAAATATAATAATAAAAATCTAGGAAGTAAGTTTGCCAATAAAAAGAATTATAATTTTTAATCGAAACAATCGGAAGGAGAATAAATGGATAACAAAGATAAAATTGGAAGTTTGCAGTCTAAAATAGATAAGTCAGCAAGGTTTGATCGGTTGAAAGAAAACCCGGACTTCAAACTGTTTTTAGATGAGGTTAAGAGTAAAAGAGACGTTTATTACGCGGAGTTGAACGATTTCGGAAAAGGAAAAGAGTTAAGCATGGAGCAGAACTATATAAGATTGATTGAAGCACAGCTAAGAATGGAGAGCTTTAACATGGTTTTAATATTGTGTGACAGCTTTAAGAACATAGCCAAACACGCAAAATCACAGATAGACAAGATAAAAGCACAAGAAGTTGAGTAAAACTCACTTTATTAAGCCGAACCTGCGGCGTAAATCAGGGTAGAATAAAGGAGAGTACGATGGTAGAAGCAAAGGAAGTTAAAGAAGTCAAAGAACCTGAAGTCAAGGAAGTTAAGACTAAGGAAGATGTGATCGAAAACGGGTCAAATCTTATCAAAGAAACACTTGGTAAGATTAAAGAATCCGAAGAAGAGGTCGTTAAAGAAGATGACACAAAAGGAAAACCGACCGAAGCCAAGAAGGAAGAAGTAGAAGAGGGTGACGATAAGGTAAAAGAGGTTACTAAAAAGGAAACTGAACCTATCCCGTATCACAGATTTGCTGAAGTAAACGAGGAAAAGAAGGCGTTAAAACAGCAAATGAACGCTATGCAAGGTCAAATGCGTATGATGCAAGAGCTTATTATTCAGAAAGGCGATAAAGTCTCAAAGAGTGATAGGCAAGACACAAACGAAAAATACGCTAAAGAAATTGCAGAAGAACAGGATATGGACATTGAATCTGCTCGTAAGCTTACAAAAAAGATGTCTGCTATGGTTAGAGAAGGTGCTACCGAGCTTGTATCTAAAGAGTTAAGTGCATTGAAGAACCAAACGTCGGGATTGCTTGTAAATCAGGCAATAACCGAAGCTCTTGAAAAGTATCCGCGCGGTAAAACGTACAAGAAAGACGTGTACGACGTTGTTATGGGACTTAAAATAGACCTTAGAACGAACCCTGACGTGATTATAGATGCGGCGAAATTAGTGGTAGCTGACAAAGTAGACGAGATAGAGAAACAAGCAGAGGAAAGAGCCTTAAAAAAACACTCTGAACAGAAGAAAATCGTTATTTCTGGTGTTGAATCTCCCGGTGGTTCCCCCGCAAAGAGCGTTGAGGAATTAACCGATGCACAGAAGGCTATGGCGAGAAAATATGGCGTATCGGAAGAAAAGTACGCCGCCAATATGAGGAAGGTATCTTGAAAGATTTAAGCAGAAGTCCCACGTCAAGAGGAGTTGGTGTAAAACTCGAAATAACTGGAGTTGAATCGGTTGAATCTACACGACAATCGGATAAGGTGTTTGTACGGTGTAAACGGTGCGGAACTCCCGTAAACCAAGCCAAACATTCGAGGTGTCCGTATTGTGAAATAGAGAACTATTGGAAGGTAAACAACTAATGCTGATAAAAGCACATAACAGCAATTACGATAAACGTAGTGGAAGGGGTTTTAAGTGTAGTCAATGTGGAGCAATAAAAGATGATATACAGTTCATTGAAAAGGTTTATGGTGGTATGTTCTCAAGGTGGCGATGTGCAAAATGCGGAAACACGTGGAGATATGACGAAACACCACCTATGAGTGCGGAAGAATTGAAGCACGATAAGAGAGCGAGAGAAATATCAGACCCCATGAAATCTTTTACAAGAGGACTGAAGAAAATATAGGAGGAAACAATGAGATTTCATTATGATTTAACACAAGCAGAGGAAATATATAGGGATGTACCAGTATATGATGCTGCTTCTATGGAAAATGGTGAGCTGGTAATGTTGGGAACGACTGCTGATGACAGCAATGCTGATCAGGGTGTATCTTTTATAACGGCTTACACCGGTGGCGCTGCCGAAGCGGTTGATGCGTTAGGTACAATATGTGAAGATTTTTCAACAGCAGCCGATATAGACAATACGCCCGTACAGGACTGTAAATATTTAAAATGTATTGTGAATCCATTTGCTGTTTATTTAGCAGAATATTCGCAAGGCACGTCAGATGACGTTGCGGTAACAACCGGAAGTACCGGAACCACGCTTACTATTGGTTCTTTAGAAGATAACTGGGATGCTGGTTGGGTATATTTAATAGCATCTTCGGGTTCTTTACGTCAGAATGTTGCTTGCGCTTCTGGATCTCTAACTATGGATAGTGCCCTAACGGTCACTACTTCAAGTCGGATAATCAAGATACGTCCAGTAAACTCAAGGTTAACGAACTTGAACACGGCGGCGACAATGCTAACAAGTGCAGCGGCAGTACCCGATGGAATATCTTTGCACGTTGTTAAAAACTGGATGACACACGACGGTCAGATACTTTTACCTTTAAGGTATGCGAATAGAGGTACGGACGGGCTAACGAATGTGAAGTTATATTCAGATTTAGCTATGCTTGACCATGTTTACAACAATGCGTAAGTTAGTATTTCAAAATTAAAAGATTAATAGGAGGATATAATGCATACTAGTGAGAAATGGCCAGATTTATTGGAGCCAAATGTAAAAGTGTTGTCCGATGAGGCAACGAGGTTTGACAGCAAGTCGTCTATGCTTTCAAAAATATTTGACATGAAAAAATCAGGTAAATCGTACGAGAAGTTTAGTTCTGCTTCAACGGTTGACGATTTTGAGTCATTTACAGGAACAGTTGGATATTCAGACACCTTTCAAGGATTCGATACACGTATTGAGTTCCCTGAATTTGTCAAAGGTATAAAGATAGAGCGTAAACTAAAAGACGATGACGAAACTAACATCATAGCAAGTCGTTCGGCTTCTATTGGTCATTCGTATGTTCGGTCGCGCGAAAAGGTTGGTGCGCAGGTATGGAATGAAGCGTTTACTACTGATTCAAACGATAATGTAACACATTCAGAAGGTGGCGAACTATGCGCCTCTGACCATGCGTACACTAACGGTTCAACCGCAACACAGTCAAACGAAGGCACAACTGCTTTTAGTGCGACTTCTGTTGAAGCTACACGCCAGTTAATGTGTGCTTTTAGAGGAGATAACCAAGAGATTATATCAATCAATCCCGATACACTCCTTGTCCCTATTGGGCTTGAAGAAACTGGGTTTGAGATAATCAATTCTAAAGGAAAAATCAATACCGACGCTAATAACGTCAACTTCCATGAAGGTAAGTACAAACTTATGGTATGGAAGAACTTTCTAACCGATGCTAATAACTGGTTTATGATAGATTATAACCTCATGAAACAGTTTTTAAAATGGTATGATCGTATTCCTTTGGAAGTCAACCAAGACAGCGATTCCGATACACTTGTTGCTAAGTATATTGGTTATTGTCGTTTCTGGCGTTGGTGGATCAACTGGAGATTTTGTTTTGGTCATTTAGTAGGCTAATTTAAAAGGGGAGGGGTAGGGTATCCTATCTCTCCCTATTTAACCTTAACAGGAGGAAAAATGGGAAGGCAGATGAGTATTCAGGAACAAGTAAGAAAGCATAAAGGTTATTTGACAACGAATGAGGAACAGGAAAGGCGACAGCGAATATCTAACAACGAGGGATGGCTTAAAACTCACAAAAGTTCAGAGTATAGGCGTGTTCGGAATATGGACGAGTCTTATGTAATTAAGCAGTTATCTACCGACAAAAAGACCTTAAACGAACGAGCTGCGCCAAGAGACTTAAAGGGTACTGAACGAACGAAATTGTATACGAGAGTAAAGTACCTTGAGGGTAAAATTCGTGATGGTATGCCTACTAGAGACGAGATGATGGGGAAACGACACAGTAACCCCGGAAACCCTAATAGTAAGTACCAAGAAGCAAGACCCGGCGATGTCAAAAAACACATGAAATGGCTTTCTGCAACTCAAAAGTATCAAGACGAATGGAAGAAGATAATGAGAATACTTGAGCCTGACGATCCTGAAGCTGCTAATGTTGAAAGGTTAAGGAAATAAAATGAGGAGGAAAAAATGAAAAATATATTAATAAGCATAGCGTTAGTAGCTTTTGTACTTGTTCCAAGCTATGCTGTTGGCGGTCACAATGGAACGTACGCCATAGAAGTAACTGGAACTCCAGACACGATAACGCCCGACGTAACAGTTGGTGCGGGGTGTGCTTATGTTGAAAACACACTTGAGGTAGATGGTGCGACTAGATTTGACGGTGCGGTGACGTTTAATGGTGCGATTGTGTCTTCTGATAGTTTCGTAAACATAGTGTACCCACTAACTGACCTAGCTGCTTCTGATGGAAACATCTACGTATCGTCAACTGGTGCGAGTGTTGGAAGTTTCGGTGTTGATAGATCGATGAATATAAGTTTACTACAAGCGGGTGGTACTACGTGGACACTAGCAAAGGCAGACTATACCGATGCTATTCATGCACGGAATATATCCGCCGTTATGAGGTCAACGTCTACTGCGTCAGATGCAATTTTGGAATCTAGTGCTACACTAACCATTTTAGGGTATACGGCACGTGGAGAACTAGAATCTGATACAATCTCGATGATAGACCATACGGTAAGGTACAGCAATAAGGCGTTTCTGTCTGTTGTTAGCTTTACTGTAAGCGATGCAACGGCCACGTGGAGTTCCGTAGGTTATGCGGCACGTAAAGTTGGATTTGAGATAGGTACAAGCAATAAGATAGGACTACCTATTGATATCGACACTACTGCCGATATTTTCAAGGTTATTGTAGCCGGAGCTACTGAATCGTCTTCTGATTATACGGCAAATCACGTATATAATACGATAGACTTTTCAAGTGACGGCGATGCTTCAAGGGACTACGAGGTATACATAAAAGTAAAGCAAAGATAAACGAAACGGTGAGGAGTATCTATAAAAGGGTACTCTTCACCAATTTGTTGACAAGGGAGGTGTTTTAAGTGAACAGAAATATTATACATTCAGAATCATTACAAGATACCGACGGTACGAAATGGGAATCAAAGGCAATGACAACCTCTGCCGCAACGTATTATAGTGACAAAATACCGGTTAAGTTTAGTACAGGAAATTCTTCGTTACTTGTTAAGACTAGCGCAGGTTCTTTAGCTATTACAGTTGAGTTATCGTTAAACGGTGATGATTGGTACACGCCATACGATACAGACGGAAACGACCTCGGTGCTTTAGTTTCGGCATTAACAGCAGATAGATGGATTGTTTATAACCCACAAATAACATTATACAAACGGTTCAAATTCGTTTTGACAGATGCAAATTCAACCGTATCAGCTAGATATATTCAACAAGAATAAAGGAGAGTGAAATGAAGCGGTATTTTTTATTTACAATGTTTATTTTTTTTGCGGTATCAGCACACGCAGGTATGTTTGGTGTTAAACTTCAAAAGATAAACAAAGGGCCAGATAGGAGAGACTTTAACCTAACAATAACGTCAGGCACAGCAATCGGTGGTGTTGATCAAGGTTCTACAATTCTAAGTACAACCGAAGCATCTATTTGTAATGACGTAGACTTCATAGTAAGAACAAGCACGCTCTATACCTCATATTTTTCTAGTTTTTCAACTACTGGCTCGGACTGTCGTATGTGGGTTCCCGGTGAGGCATATAGCTTTGGAGGTAGAAACAATAAACCAGTCTATGGTAAGACCGCAGATGAAACTTCTAACTCGGCAAGAATAGATGGTGCTATATTTAAAGACTAAGAGGTTAAATGAAAAAACTATTTTTAGCCATATTATTACTTGGTATATCCATTCCTTGTTTTGGTGGAGAATTGACTCAATACATTGATACTGATGTTGTTGGTGGAACTGGTGATGGTTCTTCTTGGGTTAATGCCTACTCTGCAACTGGTTTGTGGGAAGCACAGAACTTAAACCTAACCGACAATGGTGGAGATTCTCTAACTGTAAATTGTAGAGGAATATTAGCAGATACAACTGGATTTAATCTTGATGGGTGGACTTGCAATGCAACAAACTATCCTACTCTTGTTGGCGATTGGACACCACCTGCTTCTGGTGATATGTATGATACAACTAAATTTAGACTTGAATTGGTTGGCGCACACAAACTAAAAGCATACAGGACAGTTAAGCTTGAGAACATACAAATTAAGTTTACTGCTAGTGGTAATGGTCAGAATGTGTGTACTCTTTGGAATCTTAATGCAGGTAAAATAGTTTTAGAAAACTGTATTTTAAAAGCCGTCCTTGGTGCGTACACTGAAATGAAGAGTCTTATGGCAAATAATAGTGGGACAGGAACCCCAACTTATTTTATAAACTGTTTATTCTATGATTGGACTGGTGCGTGGAGCAGACCGATAACAACCGACATAGGTGGGAATACCGTAAACATATATAACTGTACATTTTATAATTGTGAAAGAATCGCTGAAAATAGAGGTGGTGGAACAATAATAGCAACAAACAATATTTTCCATACTGTAAACACAGTAGATATTTATCAAGGTGGAGGTATGGGAACTATCACGCTTTTAACAAACGACACATCCAACGGAGATTATTTTGTTGATGCGAGTGGTAGTGACTTTCATGTAAATTCAGATACCGCAGTAGTTGTTGGTGCAGGTACAGATTTAGCGACTATATTTACAACCGATATGGCAGGTGTTACTCGTAGTAGTCCATGGACTATTGGTGCTTTTGAATTCTTTGTTGCTACACCGACTCCGACACCATCTACATCGTCAAGCTCAAGACTAGAACAAAATAATCTCGAACTATTTTTTAAGAGAAGGGGTAAGAGGGTTAAATGAAAAAACTGATAATAGCAATCTTGTTAGGAGTTAGTTTCTGTTCGGTATCTTATGCGTGGAATTTAGAACAACTTAGGGATCAGGCACGATTGACATTAAGGGACTCTGATTCAAGTAACCCACGATGGGAAGACTACCAGTACGATATTAGGTTCGCTATGGCGGAAGAGGAGTTTTGCAGACGCACAAGAGCGGTTAAAACGCAGAACTATATAGTCACTATTGCCAGTCAAACCGAGTATTCGCTTCCTGATGGGTGGATAGGTACTGACAGGGTTTCAAGAGCAATAATACCGCTTATAACAGCTACTACGAGATACTTAGAGATAGACCGAGTTACTTTAACGTGGCTAGACTCCGATAAGGGTAGACCGTTTTTTGAAGACTCATCACCCGACGTTCCTAACAGATTTTACATCAATCTAAACACACAGAAAATAGGCCTAGACCCACCTCCTAACGTAACCTATACCGGGACAAACCTCATAAAACATGAGTATACAATTATATCCTCTACCATGAGTGCGGATTCTGATGAACCGTTTGATAGTATAGGATACCTTTCTTCTTACCACAAGGCTTTAATACCTTACGTTATTTCAATGTGTGAGAAAGATCAAGGGAACGATAACGCCTCTGTGGGTTGGATGCAAGTCTTTGACGCTTATGTCGAAAGGGCTATATCTGAACTAAACGTAATGATTACTAACAAGAAAGCAAGTATGACTGCCAGATAAGGGGATAAATGAGAAAAGCTATTGTTTTATTGTTGTCAACTATTTGTATTGCTTCGGTAACTTTTAGCGAAGAAACAACTAACGCAAAAGAGTTTCCCCACTATGGCCTACAAGGGTGGGTTACAGTTGTACGCCCTGATATGCTTTCTGACTTACTTTCCCCTGACGTATTAAATATAGAAACCGCGCGGTATACGGGACTGATTACCCGAAGGTTAGGAAGTTCGCTGTACCTAACTACTCCCCTTGAAGGTGCTAAATTTATACGAAACTCTTACGTTTATAGGCAAGTAGACAATGACGAGTACATACTTTTACAATCTTCTACTTCGATGTTCTACTCAACCGGCGATGGAAACAGTACGAAAATACGAAGCGATCTAAATTCTACCTCGGTTGCGAATATTACAACCGCAAGAGATACGGCGTACATAGTTGACGGTACTACGTGGGCGTGGAGTTTTAACGGCACGACTACGACGATACTTGACAATAAAGTACATGGTTCGGTTACTATATCGACAAACGTACCCTCATACCCCTATTTCGTTAAATGGTGGCACAACAGACTTTGGTATTTTAGGACAGATACATACCCTTCTACGGTGTGGTACAGCAACTACAATGACCCCGAAGTTATAGGGGATAACAGTACAAAGAATATCAATGTTTCAGATGGTGACTATATTACAGGCGCATTTTTATACCAAAATAGGTTGTTCGTAACGAAAAGGAACTCAACGTGGGAAATAACGGAGATAATAGACGATTCTTCCGATCCGTTCTTTATAATTAACAGCATTTCACAAGTTATAGGTTGTTTGTACCAAAACACTATGCGAGAGCATCAAGGGTTCCCCACGTGGTTAAGCCACAGAGGTGTTGAGATATACAACGGTCAATTTAACCTAGCTAGTGAGCCAATAGACCCCTACGTTAAAGTATTAAACCAGTTGACCTCTGCTTCGAGATTAAGTCTAATCCAAGACACCGCTTCTGATTGGGGAAAGGGGTCAGGAATAAACATAGATACTACTACGACTTTAGGTAGTGTGGGTATTAAAGCAAAAGACTCTTCTAGAGACCAATCTCAACGAATGTATATACACCAAGGATCATTGGAAAATGGGTATTCAAGAAGACAGTCTTTTAAACCGAGCTACACGGGCTATGTTGATAAGGTTAATATAAACATAAGAACATACACAGGGGGTGATGGTACATTTAATGTTTATATAGCAAATAATAATATGAATATTATGGAATCATACACCCTTACTGTGTCTTCTGTAATAGGAGATAATACAGATATTAATTTTAATCATTTAAAATTAACCAAAGATTATACTTATTATATAGTGTTGTCTTCGGTTAGTGGTGCTGGCCAAGTACTTGTAGGTTATTATGAGGAGCGGTATAATCGTGGTAATACGGCATCAAAAATATATGATGGTGCATGGACAGAACACCCGGCGTATGACTTAACATTTGCAGTATATATGTCAACTATGAATCCATTAAATGGGACATACACCTCACAAACCCTCAACGCAGGTACTTCATGGGGGAGTTGGGGTAACTTTAGCGCAGACGAAACTAAGCCATCGGGTGGGACGATTGTATATTACGGTCAAGGTGGCGGGTCAACAACTACCGCATCAGTTGCCGTTAAGACTGTTTTAACTAACGGTAGCCCGATAAACATATCGACTGGCCCGTACATAGTCGTCACTTCGTCATTAAGTCGTACTAGCTCTACCGTAAATCCTTTGGTAAACTCAATAGGTATTTCATATAACACAAGCTCTGCATTAAAGCAACCGTTTGCTATTGATTACAACGATAACTACATGATAGCCGTATCAACGAACACAAGTAACAACGATAATAATGTAGTTTTAGTGCTACAAAGTAACGGCGAGTGGACACGGTTTAACGGTAGTGGTATGAATTGGGGGAGCACGTTTGTTTATAAAAATAACCTCTATTCTTGCGACTCGAAGGACACGGGGAAAGTTTATCGCCAAGACGTTGAAAATTCGTACAGCGACGACGGAACGGGGTATGAGTCTTATTACTGTTCTAAAATATTCAATTTCGGAAGTATAAGGGAAACCACAATACTTGATATAGCACCTCTTTTTAATGATGCAGGGGACTGGAATGTAAATATAGACTATCGTATGCACGGTTCAGGGGGTTCGTGGACGACTAAAACACTCAATTTATCAGACGACACTTTCGGTTTAATAACAAAAGTAATGCCTTTGCAGTTTCCTAAAAGCTACTTTTTCCAGTACAGAATAAGTGAAACCGATATTGACCAATCTTTTGAGTATAGGGGAATGACGATAAGATACTTAATAGAGTCTTTAAAATGAGGAAACTCTTAATATTAGTTATTATCTCAATGTTTTCAATACCGTTGTTTGCAGAAACCGCACCTTACACGTTTACTCAAAAGGAGTGGCGGAATATTGATCTAAGTTATTTAAACTCGACAATCTTCTACATTCTAAACAAGAAACAAAATATAGACTTTAAGCAAGTTTCATCTGTTCCAAGTGCAACGAGATTATACAATAAACAGTTAATTCTTTACAATTCAGGAGCATCTTATAGGTTGTACTCAAAGATAAACGACAACTTGAAGTATATAACATTTAATATCGAAGACATAGCAAACACGTGGAGTGGTGAGAACACGTTTAGTAATACCGTTACCGTTACGACTATTACAGCTACGACATTAAATGTATCTGGTGTAGTTAATTTTTTACCAGCAGGGACTATAACAATGTATGGTGGTTCTACTGCACCGACGGGGTGGTTTGTTTGCGACGGTTCAACTGTTTCAAGAACAACATATGCAACTTTATACGCAATTATAGGTGAAACCTATGGTGCGGGTGATAGTTCTACGAATTTCAGTCTACCTGATTTTCGTGGAGTATTTGCGGTTGGTTCTGGGACAACAACACGTGTATCAGGCGTAGATGCAAGTGGAAGCCAATATGCGAGTACGTTAGGTGATTACGAACAAGACCATTTTCAAGGGCATAGGCATTTAATTAGAGATAGTAATGGAAGTCAATATAGTTCCGGGCTTATTCAGTCGGGAAGTGATGCATCTGTTCTATTATATCCTTCGGGTGTTACTACGGGATATGCAGCCGAACCGGTTGACGATGGAACTCACGGAACACCAAGGACAGGGCACGCAACAGAACCGCAGTCTTTAAGCGTTAATTATATTATAAGATATTAATAGGAGGATTTATGAATACAAATATGATAAGATTTATGAATACAAACATTAGTTTAATAATAAGGGATGGTAATGCTCTTCTTGATTTGTTGAAAAGTAACCCAACTGAATTTAAGAAGTTGCGTACTGAAACACACAATAGGGCTAACTCCACAAAAGATGCGGGAGATTGGCAAGATGCGGGATATTTAAGGTACATACAAGAGGCGTACGATAACGACCTTCCAATGGTAACTCGTGCCAAATTCGACAGTAATGTAAATATAAAAGAAGAAGGTAGTTACGGTGACTTTTTCTCTGGTGTTGTAGCTAAAAAGGAAAAACTAGAAAGTGATACCAACTCTCAATTAAACCAAGTAAATGTTTTTATCGCACAGAAAGACTACGCTTCGGCTCAAGCTATATTAGATAATATAAAGGTAGATAACCCCAGTTATGATACTAGTGAGTATCAAGGTAGAGTAGACACAGGGAAAGGCGAAGTCGTAACACCTGAAGGAGAATTACAAGGTCAGTTAGATAAGTCTTTAGAACATGGATTAATTACTCAAGAGGTTTACGATAAGGCGAAAAAGTATCTTGATTCTGGGTTGACCGACCAAGCAAGTGAGTATTTTAATGCCGAGGTAAACATTGACAGAACCGAGGACATACCTACTTATGACTATAGCAAAGACCCGGGAAAGGAAACAATCGACCAGTTAAAAGCTGGGTATCAAGAAACAGCAGCCCAAGAGTTAGGCGATTTTGTCGAACCCGAAATGACCGATAAGTACGAAGCACCGACTTTGACACCTGAAATGGTTCAGAATTGGGATTTAACCGTTCAAGACTGGGATAAGGTAGCCGACACTAAGGAAGAGGAAAGACTACTAAGGACTCTTGACGCTCAAGATCCATACGGTGCGGGTTCAGGAGATAGGGCGACCAAGTTAAGCGCATTGATAGCCGACAGGGCAGAAGCGCGGAAAGGAAGGTCTTTTACTTTGGCTCAAGACGAGTTATCAGCCAAGACAGATACCGCTCAAGTAGAATACCAACAGAAACTAACCGAATGGGAAAAACAGTACGGAACGGCGTGGTCACAGTACAACTACAAACAACAGCAAATTGAAAACTCAAAGTTAAAGTTACAGGAAATAGCTGAATTTGAGAGTAACGCTTTTAGGTTTACTAACGCACAAGAACGTGAGGCTGCGTGGGCTTCGCTTGAAAGGGCGTGGACACAGAGAGATCAGTCAATGTCAGATAAACAAGAACTTGAAATGCAAGGTAGAAATATAGCGGCAGGTACTTCTTCACAGATTTTAGGAAACATACAATCTACAAGGGAAGCAGATACCTCATTTTATCAGAACAAGGAATTAATGAGAATACAGAACGCCAACGAAAGAGAGGTCGCTGGTATGTACGCAGACGCTAATAAGAAGAGTGCGTTTGATTATGTCGCACCAGTTCTTTCTACGGTAGCGAGTGGCTATTTTCAAGGATTTGGATATGGTAAAGGTAGCCCACTACTTTCAAGTAAATATGGCGCAACAGATAAAACAAAATAAGGAGAATTATCATGGGAAGCGGATACATTGAAGCGGCGAAGTATAAAGCTGAACAGGACAATAGAAACCCTTTAGCAGAGGGTTTGAGTAACATAGCCGAGAGTGCGGCGAGTGGTTACTTTAAAGGTAAGAATACTGCTATTTCCGAAGATAAAGAATTTAAAAGAGACCTTTTTAAAGAGTACATTAAAAACGGTGTTCTAACGAGCAAGTCAAGTGGTCAACCTCTTAATATCGCACAGATTTTACACACATACAAAGAGTTTTACGCTACTGGTAAAATACCCGACAACGTCGTATACACGTCAAGAAAATCAATACCAGAGACACCAGAGCAAAAGAGTGAACGTGGATTGAAGGATTATAAGGCAAAGAGGGGAGCTGACACTGAACTTGGTCTTGACCCATACGGTAGATCGAAAGCAACGGCGTTAGGTAAAAAAGATGCGAAAGGTACATATGCAGACCTTTTTGATGAGACCGAAGATACTGCGGTTACTGGAAAACCCAAAGTAGGAGATATTGTAGATGGCTATAAGTTTTTAGGTGGCGACCCATCTTCTCAAAGTAGTTGGAAGAAAGTTAAATAAAGGATATTAATAATGCCTAAACCGTGGGAACTTTATACACCACAAGAAACATCTACACCACCGTGGGAAAAGTTTAGTGAAGAAAAAACTAAACCGTGGGATAGCTTTAAAGAATCTTTTGGCTCTGCCAAAAAGACTTTAGGCAGTATGATAGGCAAGGTGAGAAAACCTATTGACTTACTTGCTGATACGAGTACAGAACTAGCCACTACTGGTGGTCTTGATTTTTCCAACCAACAACCCGCAGACTTACAAAACCAACCCTCTTTAATTCCGTTTAAAGAACAAGGGCAAATAACACCAGAAGAACAAAAAATACAATCCGAAGTGAACCTCGATGTAGACCTTTTCCAATTAGCCGATAATATAGCTACCGTGGGTTTTGATAGTAAAGACGAGGCGATGAAGGTAAAGAAACGTCAAGACTTCATTATGTCACGTGCGCCGTTGATAGCTTCGGGAATGGCAAGTCCTATTGCCGTTATGGGGTTTGAAATATTTAACCAGTTAAAAGGGTTATCGGTTTCAAGCAATACGGGACAGAAATACGATCCGTTACAGACCAAGCAGTTGACCGATTTACTACCAGACGACACACCTCAACCGCTAAGACTTGGCCTTTCAGTAGGCGAAATGGTGGGCGACGTAGCTCTTTTAGGTACTTTACTTAATATGGCAAATAAGGGCATTTTAGACTCTACCTTAAAAGAAGTAGAAAGTAAGATGACTAATCGGGGATACTCAAAAGAAGACGTTAAATCCGTCTCTGAAGTGCTTAAAAACGTGGTTAAAGGCAGTACGGAGAAGAACATAAAGGCATCTTTTGGCGTTGAGAAATGGGAACCTATGGTACAAGTCAAGCCTAGCCCTAAGTTACCCGGTGTAAAAGGCGTCGTAAAAGGCGGTGTAAAAGGTACGGAAATAGTAAAACCTAAATCAATCCCCGAAATAACCCCCAAGATACCCAAAAGCGCGGTGATGTTGCCTAAATCAGGTAAAGAAATTTACCAACCAACCCCCACAACCCCACCAGACGCACAGAAATTAGGCGTAGTCAGCGAAGTCCCACCAAAGGTAGAAATACCCCAAGGCGAGGTTAAGCCCGTAGAAACGCCTAAATCAAGCCCTTTAGTTGAAGAAGCTAGGAAGTATAAGTCTGCTGAGGAGTGGGTTTCAACATATAGAGGTAGTGCTACTCAATATAGTGGATATAATCCTAATATACGAAAATTTGGAACAACAGAGGGAAGTGAAAGAATTAGCGATTTAGGTGTTGACCCAGAATTAGATGTTACTATTTATCGTGGTGTATCTGATGGTAATAAAAAACTCATTAATGCTAAGATTGTAGATGGTGATTTTGTAACAACAGATAGTATGTCTGCCGAATCTTATGCGGGTAAAAATAATGTTGTTAGTATGAAAGTTAAAGCTAAAGATTTAATACACGATTTTCCTGATGAATTTGATTCTAATAAACCTTTTGGGGTAGGTGCAGAATTTATTTATTCTGACAACAAAAATAAACTCATAAAATACACAGACAAGCAACTAACCGAGATATGGAACAAAGCCAATAAGGTAGATGAGACTTCTGTAAAGCAAACCATAGAAAAGTCAGGTGGTCAGTTTATAGGCATACAAGAAGGTTTTGATGATGTAAAGTCAATGGCTATGTTCAATGACCCTAAGACTGGAAGTACCTTGTCATTGCCTATTGACGGGGTTACTAGTGAGGCGGTGAGTGAAAAACTAGGTAAGACCGAGAAGGTTTTTAAGGAAAAGAAGGTGTTTGGTAAGGCAGATAAGAAGTTTACCGAGGAATCAGGTGTGGTTGCTAATCCTTTAGAGGTAACCCAAAAGACAAAAGAGTATGTGAACAAAAACTGGACGACTTTAAGAGAAAAGATAGAGGACGATTGGATAAGGGTTAAAAAGCTTACCCAAAAAGAAGGTGTTAAGCTAACCGAAGCTAATAATCCTTACGAGGCAGAGACTAGGTATTGGGGTCGTGTCGGCACTCGCATGGAAGATACTTTAGACCAAATTAGCGATATTGACAAGGAAATAGCAAAAGTTGAAAAGAAGTATAAATCCCCTGAAATAAACAAGGATATTGACAGGTATTTAATAGCTAAACACGCACCCGAACGGAACGTCGTACATGGCGAAGAATCGGCGGGAATAACTAGCGAACAAGCAAGTAAAAATATTAAAGAGATAGAAGGGAAGTCTTATGGTAAAGAAGTAAAGCAAATAGCTAAAGATATAAAAAAGTTAAACGAAAAAACTCTCGATGTCTTACTTGAAGGCGAAGTAATATCTCAGGGCGATTACGATAAATTAAGAAAGTTGTACCCTAATCATATACCATTAAACAGAGTAATGAGTGAATCCGAGGACTTTGTACAGATATTGACTTCTAGGGGTTTCAATGTCCAAGGTACGGGAATTAAGAGAGCTTTTGGGAGTAAAAAGGAAGTAGCTGATATTTTGGGTAATGTAACGGCTAATTTACGATCGGCTATTGCAAGGTCAGAAAAGAATATTGTTGATAACCACACTTTAAATTTTGCTAGAGATAACGATTATTTTGACGGACTTTTTGAAGAAATAAAACCCAAAACGATAGGTAAGACTTTTGAAGGTGGGTTTATACAAGAACACATAAATGACCCCTCTGTTTTACCGGTAAGAGAAAAAGGCAAACAAGTTTATTTGAAGATAAACGACCCACAGATAGCAGTTGCGTTTCGTGGTGTAAACAGAATTAAGGTAGACGATTTAACGAGAATGGTGGCTGCGTTTACAAGGTTCTATGCCGGTCTTATGACTAGGTTTAACCCCGAATTTGCCGTACCGAACAAAGTAAGAGATTTACAGGAAACAATGGTGTATATGGCCAGTAAGAAAGATATAGGTTTTTCGGGTGCGGCGAAGACTGCTATAAAAGACCCCGTAAGTATTAAGGCAGTAGTTGACTATATGGGTGGAAAGGATACGGAAGGTGCGAGACTTTACCAGCAAATGAAAGAAGACGGCGGAACGACTGGTGGGCTTGGACTTTCTACTAAAAAACAAACAGAAATAGACATAGATAAAATACGGAGAATTAATAGAAATAAACCCAGAAAAGTCGCTGAAATTGCCTTGCGGGTAGTTGATAACTGGAACGCCATATTTGAGGATTCTACAAGACTTTCGGTTTATAGGCAGTCGTTATCTCAAGGACTTAGTAGAAAAAAGTCGGCAGTATACGCGAAAGAAGCTTCAATTAATTTTAACAAAATGGGCGCTTTGTCTCCCATGACTAACGGTATATGGATGTTCTCTAACGCTTCAGTACAGGGTTCGGCTAAGATGTTACGGGCAATGAGAGACCCTAAGGTTGCGGGAATGGTTTTAGCTACTATCGGTGGTTCGATATACGCTATCAACGAATATAACGATAAGATAGACCCCGAATGGAGAAGTAAAGTAAGCGAGTGGGATAGACTTAACGGAATAACTATTATGCTACCTTCTAATAAGGGTGTGCGTTATATTACAATCCCTGTATCGTGGGGACTGAAACCAATTAAAGTTGGTATGGATTATTTCATAGACTACACACAAGGACATGAAAAAGATATAAAAACTGCCATGAGTAAGGTTTTGGCGGCAATATGGGAAGGATATAACCCCGTAGGCGGTACGGACATAGTTTCTGCGGTAACACCCACAATCCTTGACCTACGCATAGACATATCAAGAAACCGATCGTGGACTGGTGGGAAGATTAGACCTAACTGGAACCAATCGGCTCCCGATTCTATAAAGTATTTCGATAGCTTAAAAGATAAATTAATGGGAAAAAAGTTTATTGGTTGGACGCGCAAACTCGGAGAAAAGGGAATAGAAATATCCCCAGCGGATATGAACTACGCATTTCAACAGCTTGTAGGTGGTACGGGCAGATTTACACAAAAAGTGTTTGAAACTATAAGCGGAGTGAAAAAGGGTAAGATAGAAGCAAAAGAAATACCGTTTATAAGTAGATTTTACCGAGACATACCCGAAGACAGAATACGTGGCGAGTCAAAAGAGTTTGAGAGTTTAAAAGATGCGTTAAAGAAACAAGATAAAGAACGGTTTTATTTTAACCAAGAAGCGGAGTTAGTTTACGAAGGAATGAAACAGATACCCGCAAAAGAAATGAATGAAAATTACAACAAAATGGAGGAAAACAATCCGCGCCTTGCGAAAAAGATAAAACATTTAAGAGAAAACGAAAAGTATAAATTGACCTATATCGAAAGGTTGACTAAGCAGTTAGGTGATACAAATGGAGAGCGGTTTAAATATATATGGTCTAAAGTAAGTGAACTTAAAACAGGGAAAGAGAAAAATACATATTTAAAAGACTTGATAAAGAAAAAAATAATATCAGATAACGTATGGGAACAGTTAGTGTCAATGAGCAAGAAGAAAGGTAAAAAGACTCTTGGCTCAAAAATAGGGAAGGACTTATTAAATGAAAATAAATAATATGAGAACAATCTCAGCTTGTATTTTATCGGTTTATTACACTCACTTAAATGCCGACGTTAGCACATTTATTTTAGTCGTCAACCTTTGGGTTATAGCACTTTTAATTAAAGAAAAACTAGACAGGAGGAGGTAACTGTGGGAAACAAGACATTTTGGCAAGACGGCAGACCCCAATCATCAAGAATAGATCCCTCAAACTCTAACGCAATATATGAGGGTTGGTGTCAAATTGGCAAGTACGCTGATACCGATAAAGGCGTGTGGAGAATATCAAAAACCGATTCAAACGGTGATAGAACGTGAGCGGAAGGAACTTATAAAGATACAAAAATATGGAACAATAGAGCTACTTATGCTTATTCGTAAACTACTTCTTATATTATTCTTGATCGTACCTTCATATTGTTACGCCGAATTACCGACGGTTGTGTTCGGAAGCACGACATATAGATTTAATCCATTTATGAACCCAGCTAAAAGACAACAATGGGACGACGTATCTGCGGAGAATCTAGGTGGCTACACTTCGGGTCAATTTCTATTGTTAGGGGGAAGTCAAACCGTTTCAGGTCAACCCGTATTTAACAATATAATTCTAGGCACAGCTACCTATGTTCTTGACTCTGCTCTTTTAAATGGTTACACTTCGTCTGAAATAGTAGCAATATCTACAAATCTTGTACCTTCTCCTGATTTATCAGCTTATGCAATTAAATTAGATGTATCAAATTCAACAGATGCAATCACCACGCAACTATACCAAGTTGCTATTGATACCACTGCAACTATAAATGAATTGAGGGATAACTACGCAAGACTTGATTCTTCCCCGACGTGGACGGGAAGTATAACAACTCCTAGTGTTTATGTATCATCATTCGTTACAACTCAAGACTTAAACGTGTTGGGAAAAACTCGAATAAGAATGGATCACGCTACTTTTTATTCAACCACAACTCAGTCAATAGCGGTGGTAAATGCAACGCAGACTATCACACTTGATGGTACGATTGACTCACATGGGGGAATAACATTTGACGGGGCAACGGGTTGTGTTACTGTTTTAGATGGTGGTTCGTATCTTATTGGTTTTTCAGCTATACCACAAGGAACAAATGGTAATCGATTATTTATATTTCCCAGAATAAATAATATAGATGTTCCATATTCCAATACGATTTGGCAATTTACTGGCGGTTCTGCACCAAAAGTTGAAACGGTATTTTATAATTTAGATATGAACGCAGGAGATGAGATATGTTTAATTATGTATTCAAATAACGCCTCTACTGAGTTATTGGCAATACCAGCGACAACGGTTCCAATAGCACCAGCAATGCCATCAATTATCATAACAGTAAATAAAACGGGGGAACAGCAATGAGAAAACTTTTAATTGCAGTATTTGTACTATTACTCTCAATACCAGTATTTGCCGAAGAAAAGATTGAATCTATTGTTAATAATGATATTAATGTATACGATGTTTCAGTAGGAACAAATTCGCAGATGTCGGTTTATTTTGGTTACAAGAACGATAACAACACTTATCAAGATGCACTTGACGACTATTCAGCAGAAAAGATTGAATCTATTGTTAATAATGATATTAATGTATACGATGTTTCAGTAGGAACAAATTCGCATCAGGTTATAGGAAAAGACTAAAAAGGGAGAACGATAATGGCACAGGAGAACAGAATGAAGGTAGATTTAGTTGTGAAGGTGGTATCTTCTATAGTCATTGTCGTGTTTCTTTCCGGTGGTGCGTGGGTTATGATCAACGATAATTCGGCTATTGCTAAAAAGGCACTATCAGGGGTTGAGGGTTTAGACACAAGGGTAACAAGGATTGAGGTTGTACTAGACAACAAACTGTCTAACATAGATTCAAAGCTGGAAATATTGTTAAAAAAATAGGAGGATTTATGCGGAAAATATTAGTTATACTCTTTTTAATTTCATCAACAAGTATCCCTGCTTTTGCGTGGAGTCCGTTTAAGGGTATGATCGAAGCGAAGGTAGCCGACGAGATTAATGGAGTAAAGCAAGAGTTTAATGGTAGGGTTTCGGGTATTGAAAAGCTATGTGTCGATTTGCAAGTAAAAGTAGATGCAGTTGCTCAAGGAAACGCAAACGCAGTAATGGCATTAAAGAGTGATATAAAGAATACGAACAATGTAATTAAGGGCAATCAAAGTAACGTAACAAATGACTCTGGTTTAATGTGGAAAATCATATACGGACTGCTTACTATAATTACGGTATTAATAGGAAACCAGTTTTTCGTACTAAAAAAGCTACTTAAATGCACTCTTGAAAAGAAGTTTTATAAAGAGCAAACAATATTGAAAGTTAAAGACGTAGGAGAACTAAAAGATATTAGGGAGAAGCACAATAAATTTATAAAGGAAGGTAAGCTATGAAAAAAGTATTGTTAGCAGTATTTGTATTGGCGTTGTTTGTACCAGTTGTTAAAGCAGATGAGGTTGAGGCGTATTTTAAATGGGGTAAACTTGAGAAGAAAGATGTACGCATTGTGTCTCTTTATGAGTTGTCAAAAGGTAATGGGCTAATTGGTGGTGAAAAGATGATAGCATCTAAGGGTCTATGGAGTCTTGATTTCGGTGCAGTATCGTCATTTCTAGGACATGGTACTCCTTACCTTTCCATAGACTATGACTTTGCTAAGATAACCCCATTTATTAAAAATACATTGTTCGGAACATTTGTAGGTAAAGATTTTAACGTAGGTGGCATAGATAAGGGTTGGATTTGGGGATTTAAAATAGCTAGAAAGATATAAGGCAAGTGTACCTCTTTGGTAATAATAGGATATACATATATAAAGTTCAAGTTTAAAAGAACATATATATAAGGCGATTCTATGAGTGACAAGTCAAAGCGTTTCATTCGTAAGATAGTTCATTATA